GGTTATACTTCTGCCGAAGGTCTTATCCTCACAGGTCAAGGCAGCACGAATGATGTAACAATCAAGAATGATGCTGATGCTGACGTTATTACGATAGCCACAGGCGCAACAAATGTTGACATTGTAGGTGACGTTACAGCAGCCACAGTTAATGCCGATGGCGACACCTCGGCCAGCGACAAAGCTGCAATGGGTTATACCGCTGCTGAAGGTTTGATTCTCACAGGTCAGGGATCAACCAATGATGTCACGATTAAAAATGATGCTGACGCTGATGTAATTGAAATTCCGACAGGTGGCACGGATGTTACGGTTGCTGGGAAACTTACTGCTGGAAAAATCTTGCTGGGAAATACGGATACGGATACTTCCAATACGGGTTCTGTTACTCTGGATTTCAGTGCCAACCAAAACTTTGTTTTGACTTTTACTGGCAACGTGACTTTGGCAAATCCAAGCACAGAGCAAGTCGGTCAGTCTGGCGTTATTGTTTGTATCCAAGATGGAACGGGGTCCAGAACATTGAGTTTAGAATCACAGTACAAAACTTCTGGAGACGATGGTATAACTCTTAGTACGGGTGCTAATGACGTTGATATCATACCTTATTTTGTTCAAGCCGCAGACAATATTCTTTTGGGAGCGGTCCAGACAGACTTTGTAGGGGCTTAATATACTATGGCCTTTTCTTCATTTTGGTTTGGAAGTTCTAAAGAGTATGCCACTTTAAATCCTGACAGTGCTACTAATAGTGCTGACATGACTTTAAGTGAAGGAAATTTAAGAGTAGCTACTACTACAAATAGCAGAACATTAACAGCAACAATGGCAATGGCAACAAGTGGTGGTTTTTATTTTGAAATTAAAGCAATTTCATATGCTACTGATGGGGGAGTTTATTTGGGTCTAACAAGCCAAGCTATTAACAATAATGCGTTTGCAGTTAGCTATCTAGGATTTGATACCTACGCAGGGACATATAGAACACCCTCTGCTGACGATACAAATAATTTTTCTGGTACTAATGTAACTTCGAATAATGATGTTTGGCAAGTTGCTTTCGATGCTACAAATAGAAAATTTTGGATTGGAAAAAACAATACGTGGGCCGACGGTACAACGCCAGCAATAGATGGGAGTGGTAACACTAGCTTATCCGCCCCTTCTGGCGCACTTTATCCTTTCATATCTCGTGGAGGAAGTTCTAATGAAACTTATCAGTTTAATTTTGGCGCAAGCGATTTCGCGCACACTCCTCCGAGCGGGTTTGGTACTTTAGATTCATCGACAAAAGCATAAAGGGTCAAGGAGTTTTTAAAAATGGTCTGGAAGTACCAAGGTAAAGAAGTTGAAGAAGGCAAGGCTTGGAGAGGTAGTAATGGAATAAATTACTCCCCTCAATGGGCTATCTGGAGTGACGAAGAAAAAGTTTCGGTTGGCTTAGTTGAAGTTGCAGAAGAAACTCCAGAACGGACGTTGTCCGACGCTAAATCTGCAAAGATTTCAAAGATTAAATATGAACAAATGCTACGTCTTAGAGAAACAGATTGGGTGGTCATTAGAAAGTTTGACGTAGGTACGGAAATTCCCACAGAAATTCAAAACCATCGTGATGCTGTTCGAGCTAAAGGAACAGAAATGGAATCCGCAGTTGCTGCTAAATCGGACATAAGTTCAGTTGATTCTTACAATATTGTCTGGCCTGTGTTGGGAGACTAAAAATGGCTGATGATAATGAAAATGTGCTTACGTTTGGGGATAAATCTTATTCTTCTGATGGTCTTACAGAGGAGCAGGAATATCTTGCTGGTCAGATTCAAGAATTGCAGGAGAAACGGAAGTTGCGCCACCGCGCACTCGACCAGACGACCGCAAGCATTGAGTTTTTTACGGGGCGGCTTATTGCCAGTTTAAATCAAGAAGATTCTTCAGAAGTGGGGTAGGGTTGTGCCCACGACAATAAAAGATGTTGACGCAAAACTAAACACCCATGAAGCAGTGTGCGCCGAACGTTGGAAAGAAACCGTAGAGCGTATAAAACGTCTTGAAATGATTTTAATCGGATCGGCTGGTGCGGTTATTCTGATGTTGGCCGGAATGCTCTGGAAAATATAGTATGCCGTTATCTAAGATACAGTTCCGCCCTGGAGTAAACAGGGAAACTACGTCCTACGGAGATGAAAACGGGTGGTACAATTCTGATCTGGTTCGTTTCCGAAAAGGACGTCCGGAAAAGATGGGGGGTTGGACACGTCTTAGCAGTAACACGATCCAAGGGATTGGGCGCTCTCTTCATGTTTGGTCTGCACTTAGTGGTGCCAAATACATGGGTCTTGGCACAGAAACCAAGTTCTATATAGAAGAAGGCGGTAGTTACAACGACGTAACGCCGATTCGTGCTACAACCACTCTGGGAACAAATCCCCTTAAAACGGGTACTTCAGGCACAGGAACCATGACCGTTACTGCACCAGCACATGGCGCAGTGAATGGAGATTTTGTAATTTTGAGTGGAGCCACTACCACGGATGGAATTACGGCGGCTCAAATAAACACAGAGCATGAAATAACTCTTATAGATTCTAATAGCTATTCGATATCGACTTCGGGGTCTGCTTCTTCGGGATCAACTGCGGGCGGTGGTTCTTCGGTTGTGGCTGAGTATCAAATAAACACCGGTTTGGATACCGTGGTTACGGGAACCGGTTTCGGTGCGGGTCTTTGGGGGGGACTTAGCACTGGTTACGCGCAGACTACGCTGAATGACAGTGGTGGCATCAGTAATTCGGACACTTCTTTTACGTTAACAAGTGCTTCCGATTTTGAAACAGCGTCCACTACTACAACCGCAAATCTTACTGCTTCAAGTTCCACAATAGCCGGTTCCAGTACAACGGGTTTCCCTAGCAAAGGAACGATAAAGATAGGTAGCGAGAATATCCGTTACGGGACCAACGTAGGCAACGTGTTTGGAGATTTGACTCGGGGAGAGGACGGAACTACGGCAGCAAGTTCTTCTAGCGGGGCTACCATAACCTTTGTTGGACTTGTCTTAATTGATGACGAATTGCTTCAATATACGGGTAAATCTTCTAATACTATAGACGCGGGAGTTGCCCGGGGAGCGCGAGGAACAACAGCAGCGGCTCACGACGATGGCGTAAATGTTAAGGAAGCCAACGATTTTGTGGGGTGGGGAGAGTCCTCTGCCACCGCTGCTGAAAGTGGGTCAAACATACGTCTATGGAGCCAGGACAACTGGGGCGAAGATCTTGCCTTTAATGTGTATGACGGCGCTCCTTATTACTGGGACAAGACCCTTGGTCTTGCGAACAGAGCCACAACTTTTGCTTCCCAATCGGGGGCTTCAGATGCTCCCACAATTGCTCGTAGGCTGATGGTTTCTGGAGCAGACCGCCACATTGTCTGTTTTGGGTGCAACCCGATAAATGAAACGGATCAGGATTTGTTAATGATCCGTTGGTCCGACCAAGAAAGCCCGTTTGACTGGACTCCGACAGCGACTAATACGGCGGGCTCCCAAAGAATTTCTTCCGGCTCTCGTATAATATCGGCCCAGAAAACGCGGCAAGAAATGCTTGTTTGGACAGATATATCCCTTTATGCCATGAGATTTGTGGGCCCCCCGTTTACTTTTAGTGTCAGCATGTTGGCAAACAACGTGTCTATAATAGGGCCAAATGCGGTCACCACGGTTGGTGACAAAGTGTTTTGGATGGATCGTGAAAACTTTTATGTCTACACGGGCCGTCTTCAAGTTATCCCATGTACCTTACTTCGGTATGTCTTTGATGACATAAACTTAGAGCAGAATTTTAAATGTTTTGCTGCTTCAAATAGAATGTTCGATGAAGTGTTTTGGTTTTATCCAAGTTCTGACTCAAGAGAAATAGACCGTTACGTTAAGTTTAACTTTACGGAAAACACTTGGGATCTCGGAACTTTATCTCGGACGGCATGGGTAGATTATGGGATTCACGACAACCCCAGAGCATCCGGACAGGCCAGCGATGTAAATTACATCTATGTGCATGAAAGTGGCGACGACGACGACGGCTCACCAATGACCTCCTTTATTGAGTCTGCTGACTTTGATTTGGGGGACGGTGAGCAGTTTATGTTTGTGGATCGACTGATACCCGACATTGACATTACCAGTAGTGATGCAGAAGCTTCGGTAAATTACGTTTTGAAAACGCGAAATTATCCAGGGGACAGTCTATCCACCAATTCCACAAACGCCGTTAAATCTACAACGCAACAGGCTTTCCTGCGTAGTCGTTCACGTCAAGCGGCATTGCGGATTGAAAGCGACACGACCGATATAACATGGACCTTGGGAGATTTGCGCTTGGGGGTCCGCCCGGACGGAAGACGGTAATGGCTAAACTTCTGGATCATGCAATGCCCATGGCCCCCGATCAGTATGATGCGGACACTTTTGTAAGGATTCTACGGGATCTTGAAATGGCTCTGACAAAAATGGATTTTCCTTCTGTAGTAAGCGGGGAAGATGACACCAACGGCGTAGCGTGGTTCATGGAATAATGGCTTCCGCATACAAAAACATAGCCGTTTTGGTGGGTTCTACCGGGGACGTTACCGTGTATACGTGCCCAAGCGCCACTCAAGCCCTTGTTAAAAACATAAATTTGTATAACAGCCATTCTGGAACTATAGTAGTATACCCTAAAATTACCGACAGTTCCGCTTCTGTAACGGTTACGTTAGAAAAGAACAGCATAGGAACTCTCGCAGACGTGTCCCTAGCGGGCCCTTTTGTTTTAGAGGCCAGCGACACGCTCATTTTTAACTGTGATACGGCGTCGAAGATCTATGTCTTTGCCAGTGTTTTGGAGCTTTCTTGATGTTACAACAAACTCACCACACACTAGATAACGGCATAGGTTCCTTTCAAGACGCTTCGCCTGACTATGAACTAGCGCCCGTAGGTCTTGGTTCTTTTCAAGGGCAGGCTCAAAAATTGGCGGATTTCGGGCGCAATGGCGACATTTATGTGGTTCACGCCGCTGAAGGGGAAACCGTTGTTCCCATGGAAGTTTTCGACGCCAACCCAAAGGTGAAAGAACTTCTTTTCGGTCAGATGCGTGAAATGGGCCTTGACCCACAAGAATTTATTGTTGGTAACGAACTAAATAGCATTAACCCTGTTACGGGTATGCCGGAGTTTTTCTTCAAGAGCGTTTTCCGGTCCGTCAAGAAGGCCGTCAAGAAGATCGTCAAAGTCGTCAAAAAAGCTGCGCCAATTGTTCTTCCAATTGCAGCGTCTATGTTTGGCG